TCAGCGTGTCGGTCATGGGGTCATAGATGCGCGCTGTCGAAGAACCGTTAGGTACACAAAACACCCGACCATCTTTCAACAACACGCCACCACAAAACGCACTTAGCCCAGGGTACGTTCCATTAGGTATACTTACGGTATCAGTGGCAGGGTCATAGATCCGTGCGGTAGTCGAACCGCTAGGTACACAAAACACCCGACCATCAGGCAGCAAGACACCGCCGTGAAATCCAGAAGTGCCAGGATACACGCCTCCGGCCGTTACTGGTGCATAACTCGCCAGTGGGGCTTTACGCACCTCGGCGATGAGTGCTTGCAGCTTGCTCTGAAAAGCCGCCCGCCCCTCCCCCACTTGACCGTTGACGGCCGTGTTCCATTGGGGAAAGCCCGTCGTCAGATCGGTCACGTTGGCGGTATTGGCCACAGCTGCCGCAATGGACGCCGTCATCTGTTGTTTCGTGGTGATCTGCATCGCCACCGTCGCATCGCCTGACAACGCCAACGCCCCTGTCATCGTCCCACCGGCCACGGGCACTTTCCCCGTGATCGTGAGCGCATCCACATACCCCTTGCTCGCTGCATGCAGTGCCAAGCTCGGCGTCGCAAAGAGTGTCACATTACCCGTGAACGCTGTACCTGAGAGACTTGCCAAGCCATTCAAGCGACTCTGCACGTTCCCCACAATCCCACTCAAGTAGTTCATCTGCACCGCTGTCACGTTCAAAGCGTCCAGAAACGCCTGAGCTGCTGCTTGCAAACCGCTGCTACCGTTAGCAGGCGCCAGCATGGTCTCAAAAGTTAACCGCATAATCTCACTCCTAAAAATTGAAAAACCTTCTAAGCCGATACTGACAAGTAGCCGCTCAAATTGACCTGACCGCGACTCAAGATGCGTACCACGTTGGTCATGAACCGGTATTGGTACAAGTTCACGTTGATCACCGTATTACCCACATGAGGTTGGATCTCCACCAGACTGGCGGGTAGCCCCTTCTTCACGGGGTCCATGGCTAACAAAGCACTGTAGTTGGCATCTAAGAGCGCAATGACCACCCCGTCATCGTACGCCGTCGTGTAGACACTCTCAGGGATCACTCCTTCGAGCACGTCCACAAGAATCTTACTGATCACCGGACTGTAGAGCACATGCCTTTGACCAATCACATTAAAGTCATTGATCACAGGCTCCGGCATCACCCGGCTAAAGAAGTCACGCATGCGCTGATCTTTAGCTTTAGCTGCCGTATACCATGCCAGTGTATCTAAACCCGTGACTTGCTTGACGCTGATCATGGGCTCCGTCATCACGTAAGGGCGACCGTTCAGCGCATCGTTCAGACGCACCGTGTGGTCTTCCTCGGCGTAGCGTACAGACGCTCTGGGGTAGAGTTTACCTGCCACATAGACACCCATCACGCGATCATCACGGATGTCGTGCACGTTGTTCCTACCCAGCACACCGTTGTTGACCCAGCCTTTGATCTCCAGGGCATTGATGGCACTCTTATCCAGTGTAAAGCCGTGACACCTCACATGCAGCTTTTGTTTGGGTAAGGTGTAGTCCAAGTAAGACTTATTGCAAATGCTCACCCACGGGTAAGCCATGAAGTAGTCCACACCTTCGACCAACCGGTAGCCGTTTAAGAAGAGCTCGACATTGGTGTAAGCGATATCTAAAGGAATACTAACGGCACTGCCATTGATGTAGCGATGTTGGGTCAAAGGTAAGTGCATCGCCCCTTGGGTGATGTCTAGATCGATATCATAGAGGTTGGGCTCATTCAGATAGACCACCGCCACACGCTTGTTAGCGGTCTCATTGACAGACAAGATATCGCCAGTCGAACGGTATACTTTATCTTCGCTATAAGTGATATCTTCCCATTCGGTCATGCGGGTATTGTCACTGAACAGGGCACTCGCGACCACATAATCGGAATAAGACAGTGCTATGTCGACTTGGTTGGCATAGTACTCTTTATAGACCACCGGTGTTAGCCCCTTGATGAACTCTACATTTGTTACACTGCTAGAAGAACAAACGTACAAAGGCCCCACGGTGGTGCGGTGGCCCAACATCTTACCTGTACTGTCGTACTCGTACACGGTGCTAGGTTCCTGGTAGAGCTCAGGCACATCGACTGTCAGAGTCACCCCCCTTTGAACGAGGTTATAGCCGTAGTAATAGCTCACCGCGTTGTAGCCGATGGCTTGCATGAACATCTCTTTGGTCACTGCAAAGGGGTTGTTGATCGCCGCGATGTTGAAGTAGAGACTGTTCTCAGTGGACTCAACCCTCAGTTCTGTGATGCTGTCACCACTGCCGTCTAAAGTGTTGAGCTGAGTAGACAGTGGCAGCTTGTAGAACTCGTGGAGTCTCAAGTCACTGTAGACCAGTGGACGAGGTGCACCGCCGCGACGGGTGTAGAGCACGAGTTGCTTATCTTGCACAGCACCACCCGTTACAGTGGACAAGTAATTGGCCATCGTGTTCACATAGGCACTATTGAACGTGTAGTCTTTATCGGTGCCCATGAACATGGAGCTGGCGCTGTGGCGAAAGTAGAAGACACCGCGGTTGTTAGCGACGTCACTGGTGGCGACATACACTTCACTGTCATCATAATACTCAATCTCAGGCAGTACCTTCTCGCGCACCAGCAAGTAGCGTGTGCCACCAAACTTGGTGCTCGTGAACTGGCGCAAAGAGCTGATGGGTACGTAGGTCTTAGAGACCACGCTTTGGTCATAGACGACTTCTACGGCAGAGCCATTGGCAATGTCCAAGGTCAGCTTGTCGTAAAACAGGCCATTGATGTAGATGAAGCATTTACCCCCTGTGCTCTCACGGCTGGTGATCCACTGCTGCAGAGCGACTTTGTCGACGTTGTTATAGACCACACGGTAGTCGTAGTCAATGCCGATGCACACCGGCAGAGTTCGGTAGCCTGGTGTATTGAAGTAAGCGTTGCTGTACACGTGTATGGTCAGCGCCTGGCTGTCGAGTAAGCTCTGGGTCATCCCCATATCGCGCTGCACACAGAAGATCAAACTGCTCTCATCGATGAAGCTATAGAAGACTTTGCTGCGCACATGCATCACACCGTTGTGGTCATACGCGTGCAGAATATAGTCCCGAGTCTTCATGTCATCAGCGACATTAACCCACACATCCCTGAACCACTCGTGCCCCTGCTTGAGCATGTTCAAAAATGTCGGAGAGAGGTTTCCCAGCACGTAGACGTCATACTGTACCGTCATGTCAGGCAGACGCTTGGTGATGTTGTAGACGCTCACAGACCCCTTAACGGGCTTAGCGTTGACCTTCACCAAACTAAAGGAGTACTGGCTGTCTTGCTTAGACGCACAGTAAATATTCTTCATGAAGAAGTCGACGATGGGTAACACAATGGATCCTTTCAATACAGTACACACCACCCTGCGTGCTTAAGACAGCAGGGTGGAATGTGTCTCATGCTTACTCTTTGAACGCACCGACGACGCCCTCTAAAGCCTTCAAGAACTCAGCACCTTTGTCTTTCTTGTTCAGGCGAGCGACGATCTGACCCAAACTACTCTTGCTGTAGCTTTTGCTCTCCAAAGCGGCTTGGACCATGCTCACAAACACTGGAGGGTATTCTAAGCCCACCATGATGTTTTCCTTGGCGTTCAGACCAAACCAGCTGTTGGCAATCACGGTGCTGAGCACGGCCATGTTCAGGCCTTTCAAGCGCACGTTATCGGTGACGGCGTAGCATGCCTCACAGAAGCTCTCGGCGTTACTGAGTTTGTGGCCGACCTTCTTGAAGATGTCACCCATCAACTCTTCGCTCAGTAAGAACTCGCTCTTAAAGCGAATGTAGAGCTTATCGGCCTCATCTTGGTCCAACTTCTCTACAAAGAGACTGTGGTAATACAGCAGTGCGAGCACCTTCAACTTGAACGTATCGCCTAGATCCAGGCCAAATCGCTTGGCTAAATTATCTGATAACCAGGCGCTAAATACGACATAGCCGAATTTGAGGTCTCTGAGTTCACCCATCCGACCCACAAACCAGAGATTGCTCAAGATATACTTGTTGACGGTGAAGGTGTACTCGCTCTCGTTTCTCACCTCGATGTCCGTCTTGTCCTTATTGGGCTTGGTGCAGAACCGTAAATCCAATACACTGATCTTGTTGCTCGCATCCACGAGTGCCTGAGTGATGTGATCAATGTCTTGCTCAAGCGTGCTGAGCCCACACAGCACCACTGGGTCCAAATACACCTCAGCGTTACTAAAGCTCTTTAACTTCAACGCGAGCTTTTCCTTGATAAAGTAGTAGTCAATGATGACGTACTTCCTGACGTTCTCCAATACCTTATCCCGGTTGAGTATGCTCAAATAGGACGTGTCATACGCCGTCTTGTTAATCATGGATAGCCCCTAATCTAATGGAAAATATGCCGATGTGTGATCCAGGCGTCTATGCTGTTTTACTACCCGCCTAGTGCCTAAAGCCAAACAATTTCCACCCCCAGTTTTTTATCCACCGTCCAGTTATCAGGAGTAGTTATGCAAGACATCGTCAACGCGGCTCCCATGGTCATTGATCTTGGCACTCAAGATCTCTCGACTCGGGTCGTTCCCCAGAACTCGCTGAGCATCCCTCAGCATCTGCCCAAGCTCTACATCTTCGCAGAGAAAGGCCCCATCGGTCCCGCGTACGTTGATTTCGCCAGCGTGTCTCTGACACAGCTCTATGGCGATGAGACCTTCAACCTGCTCAACAAGTACTTCACTCACCAGACCGTTTTTGCTTCCGCCATCGCTGGCGCCGGTAACAACTGCGTCATCCAACGCGTCGTCCCTGATGACGCTCAAGATGCTGCCAACGTGACCTTGTACCTGGACGTGCTTCCCACCCAAGTGCCTCTGTACCAAAAGAACACCGATGGCTCTGTGGTTGTAGATGCCAACAACCTGCCTATCCCTCAAAAAGACGGCACCGGTGCCGTCATCAACATCCCTGGCTTCAAAGTCAAGTGGGTCGCTGATCACAGTGAAGCCGCAGTCGGTGCTTACACGCCTGGCCTGAAAACGGTTCGCCCTGGCACTCAGATCGATACCACCACTTCCGTGCAGTCCACTCAGACCCCGGTCTTTGAGTTCTTCGCCAAATACGCCGGTGAATACGGCAACAAACTCGCTATTCGCATGTTCCCAGCTTTGCAGTCGGATATGACCCCATTCCCCGACTACATCCTGACCGACATGAAGAACTTCCCCTACTACTTCCAGTTGGTCAAGCTCATCAATGCCGACACTGGCAAAGTCCAAGCCCTCACCAATTCCGCCCTGATTACTTCGACGAAGTTCATCCTGGACAACAACGTCCTGGATATCAACACCGAAGAGCGCATCGGCCTGGAAACTGCGGTCAACACTGGCAAGGCCGAATACGCTATCCCCGAGGAGACCCGTCAACTCGGTGGTCTGTATGTCTACAAAAGCAACCTGAGCACCGCTTTGCAGCAGCTCTATGATGCCGAAAAGATCATCTCTGACAGCCACAAAGATGCGGTCATCAACAACACCGATAACAACCTCTTCGCGCTGAACCTGATCAACTTCGTGAGCTCCAATGGCTCGCCTTACCAGTCGATCAAACTCATCGATGACGTGGACTCCATTCGCCTGACCAAGAACACCAACGTGTACTTGAAAGGTGCCTCGGACGGCACGATCAGCTTGGGTGCTTTGGACGCTTTGGTGGCACAGGACCTGGAGCTCTACAACAGCGCGATTTCTGAATACAACGACTTGGTGATGCATCCGGAATCCATCATCTATGACTCCGGTTTCACGCTGGCTACGAAAAAGGCTTTTGCCAAGTTCATCTCTCGCCGTAAAGACACCTTTGTGGTGCTCTCGACCATGGCGCACGATAATCCCTCAGTGGATCTGAACTCGCAGTACTCCGTAGGCGTGGCGCTGAAGACGATGTTGGAACTCTACCCTGAGTCCTCGGCTTTTGGTACGCCAGTTACTCGCGGCATGATTTCGATCGGCAGTGGTAAATTGGTTACCTCGAACTACGACCAGCGCGTCCCGCTGACCTATGAAGTCGCATATATGGCCGCTCGGTACATGGGTGCGTCTAACGGTGCTTGGAAGAATGGTTTTGCGTTTGACCACGCGCCTAATTCCATCGTGACCCAACTCAAAGACATCGATATCACTTGGGTACCAGCGAGCACCCGCAATAACTTGTGGACGGTTGGGTTGAACTTCGTGCTCAACTACAAACCACGCACGCAGTTCTTCCCCGCAATGAAGACAGTCTACTCTGGTGGTGACACATCTGTACTCAACAGCTTCTTTACGGCAGTGGCCATCAGTTTTGTCACGAAGATCATCCATGCCAGCTGGCGTGAGTATACCGGCGCAATAAGCTTCACAAATGCCCAACTGGAAGAAGCTGTCAACGGCTTCATTGCTGAAAAAGTGAAGGACAAATTTGACGGAAAATTTGTGATTATCCCTAACGTAACCGTCACGGAACGCGACAATCTCAATGGTTTCAGTTGGACTACGGAGGTGAAATTTTTTAGTAATAACATGCGCACAGTTTGTACGGCATTCGTCAGTGCCCGTCGTATGAGCGATCTGGCTCAGTGATATGACATAACCAGACAGGTGATCGTTGAGAACTTCGATCACCTGTTTGCAATACCTTGAACCAAAGCCAGCTAATTATTAGGAGTATTTAAATGAGTCGATTGTCAGATGCTTTAGTCTCTGGGGCATACGCTCGGGATCGTTTATTTTAAACCTGTTGAAAACATTTTATTTAACTTGTCCATTAGAAAAGATTCTATTTTGTTGTTATCAAGAACAACATATGGAACAGTGATGAGTTTACCATTAAACAATTCAACTAATCTTTTTTTACAATAATCAGATACTTTTTGTTCTTTGAACCCATCCAAATCTCTGTGAAAGAACTCCACATATCTGTAGTGTTGCATGCCATGAAACTCAATGAAGACGTTGTGGTCAGGTAAGTAAAAGTCATATCTGAATTTGTTATTTGGTAGTTTGTGCTCCCGAACATAGTTAACGCCATGTTTGTCCAAAATTTCAGCTATCTTTAATTCCCCTTTAGAATCACTGCATTTTCTACACCCGCATTTGTCGTTAACGTGCACAGACGGAGTTTGTTCAAACGGGCCGTGTATAGGGCAGATTATTGTTACTTTATCAAGGTAACCAAAATACTCAACCTTGCTGTAGTCGTATCTGTCGCCATGCACCTCTCTAGCTTTAGCGATGAACTCCTCTGTGGTCGTTCTTCTGTTTTCAAAATTACAATCAGGACAAATACTGGTAATGTGCACGGCCGGGGTTTGTTGAAACTCGCCGTGTATAGGGCAGATTATTGTTACTTTAGTGGTATTATTTATGTATACCGTTTTACTATAATCATACTTGTCGCCATGCTTTTCGCGGGCTTTAGCTATGAACTGATCTAAGCCTAACGACCTATCGTTTACCCCACATAGGTAACATTTTTTACCTTCTAAATGCGTGGTTGGTTTTTGTTGAAACGGGCCGTGCGCCGGGCAGATTATAGATACAGGCACTCTTGATGTGACGTAGTTAACTTGGCTGTAGTCGTATCTGTCGCCATGTACCTTTCTAGCTTTAGCGATGAACTCCTCTGCGTTTGATCTTATTTTTACAGAGCGACAAGCAGGGCAGTTAAACCCTCTGAGGAAATGAAAGGGGAGATATTGAAATTCCCCGTGCTCTTTACAAATAACGGTTATTTTAGAATCTCGCGAGGTGTAGTTAACTTGGCTGTAGTCGTATCTGTCGCCATGCACCTTTCTAGCTTTAGCGATGAACTCCTCTGTGGTCAGTCTAACACACATAGGTGAGCATAGTGGACAATCACTGTCTATATGTATAGATGGTTTCTGCTGGAACTCCCCGTGAATCGGACACAATATCGTGACAGGAGTTTGCATGTCTTTGTAACACATTTTGCTATAGTCGTACTTGTCCCCGTGTTTAGCCTTGGCTTTAAGAATGAATTTCTTAGCATTTAATGCTATTGTTACTTTCATATTTTTCATTTTTTAACCTATCTTAGGAGTGTGTAATGAGTAGACTTTCAGACGCTTTATTGACTGGAGCGTACAACAACAGTAATCAAAACATAGACATGCTAGATCTTCAGTACGGCGGCCAAAATGGGTATGCACCCGATTTGACCAGCTGGGTTTCCAACCAATCATATACATCCAGACCGCTTGTCTGCGTCATGCTTGAAGCACCACGCCTTTTCACCGCCATGCCCAACCCCGAGAAATGGGTTGCCAGCTTGAAGTCGCTCTTTGAGCTGCATGCACGCACCATCGATGGCTTCAACGCCGGCCTCAAGGTCGACTTTGACGAGCATCCCGTGGGTGGAGCTGGTGAGCAGCACCAAGAGTTCACCAACGTCACCCGTGAGCGTACGCAGCCCAAGTTCACCTTCGTGGAGAAGTACGGTCGCCCGATCCAGACGTTGTTGGAGTACTGGATTCGCTACGGTATGATGGATGAGAACAGCAAATTTGCGCTGGCCTCTACCTTGACCGGTGGCCAAACCACTGACCTGCTGGCCGATTGGTACACTGCGACTTGCCTCTTCTTTGTGCCAGATCCTCTGCATAAAAAGGTCGACAAGGCGTGGATCACCACCAACATGGCACCTATGTCTACCGGTGACATCACCGCCAAGCGTGACCTGACCACCGCACAAGAGATCCTGACCTTGGACATCGAGTTCACGGGTATCTCTCAGTACGGTCTGGGCGTGAAGAACTTTGCCCAAGGGATCTTGGATGGCATCAACATCAACAACGCTGATCCTTACATGCGTCCCGCCTTTGTGAGCGGTGTCTCCGCTGACGTGGCTGCTGCTAACAAGGGTTACAAGCAGCGCGCTGAAGAGGTCGGTAGCAGCTCTGTGACCAACATGTCCCGATAGTCCCGACTATCGGTACGTGTCGCGTAGCACCATGTCCCGTTAAAGCCGGTAACCAGTACGAGTACGAGACCAGAGACCCACCATAGTCTCTGGTCTGTCTCTACCGTTTGAAAGATCTCTTATGTCGATTGTCAAGTTCACAGGCACCGTGCTGCCTAACATCAATAAAAAGGGTGTTCTCACCCCCGATAGCAATGGCTACTACACGTTCATCGTGGGCGGTCTGAACTGCTTTAACTCCGCTGGTGAGTACTATACCGCCAAGGGGGCGTCTCAGCTCTTTGAGGGCTCCAGTCACCTGATGCGTCGTATCTCTAACGGTGCGCTCTTTGGTGAGTTGGGGCATCCTAAGAAGGACCCTGCGATGAGCATGGAAGACTTCTATAAGCGTGTGTTTACGCTGGATGAGCAAAACATCTGCTGCCATTTCAGTGAGATCTGGTTGGACTTTGCCTATGGTAAGAACACCCCCTCTGCAAACAATCCCGATCTGGTGGCGATCATGGCCAAGGTCAAACCCTCTGGTGTGCATGCGAAAGCCTTGGAAGACTCCATCACCAACCCACAGGAGAACGTGGCTTTCTCCATTCGCGGGATCACGGATAACAAGTACAGGAATGGTCGGGTGGAGCGTACACTCACGCAGATCATCACCTGGGACCGTGTGATAGAGCCTGGCATCAAGATGGCCAACAAGTGGGCTAGTCCTGTGCTGGAAGAGCTCTCGGACGTCTCGATCAATACCGAGAAGCTGCTCCAAGTAGCCGCCGAGAGCCAGTGCTCTTTGCTGGCTACTGAGAACAGTCGCGCTATTTATAGCGAGGTGATTGAGAAATACACGGTCTCTCCTAAGCGCTCTTCTTTGCTGGAGTGGTAGAGGTGGCGCCGGATTACAAGTATGCGGCCAAGGTAGACCGCGTGGTCGACGGTGACACGGTAGATGCCGTGATGGATTTGGGGTTTCATGTGGCGATTAAAATCCGCTGCAGGTTAGCCCGGGTCAACGCTGTGGAATTGTATGCCCCAGGAGGGAAAGACGCTAAACTGACCGTACAAATGCTTTTACCGGTGGGTAAAGATGTCTTCATCCACAGCACGAGTTTAGATAAATACGGGCGCAGTATCGCTGAGATTTACGTGGATAACGAGAATCTGACCGACATTCTGCGCGGAGACTATCCGACGCTTTTTAAGCCTTATGTCTAGAGTCGCATCCTCAGGAAACTTGCAGTACACACCACCCACCGGGGAAGTGCCTATCTGGCCTTCCCTGGGGGTGCTGTATTTTTTTAGTCATAGGCTGTATCGTCTGACTATAGCCACTGGAGATACCTGATGATCCTCTTTGAGAGCGACTACGACTTATACCCTACTTGCACGGTGCACGTAGAGACCCAAAACGAGAGCTTTAAACGCTTGGCATCCCTGTACAAGAAGATGGGGGTGAAGAACCACGCGTTTCCTTTAGCGTTGATCCAGCCAGAATTGGCGAAGGTCAACCCTCATGACCTGGAGAGCCTCACGATGGACACCATGGCGAAAATCGTCTATGAGTGTAAGCACAACTTTTGGTACTATATCCGAGAGATAGTGCGTGTGCCACCACTGGCAGGCGTGGAGACCGATCCCTTTAATGCCAATAGAGCTAACATCGCGCTGTACTGGAGCTTCTTTAACCACATCACAACCATCCTCATTCAACCTCGTCAGACCGGTAAATCCTTCAGCACCGACGTCTTGATGATCTACTTGCTCAACATCGGGGTGACCAACACGCTGATCAACATGCTCACACGCTCAGATGACTTGCGTACACAGAACTTGATACGTCTGAAAAAGATCCAAGAAGAGGTGCCCTTTTACTTGAACTTCAAGAGCCGAGGTGACATCTTCAACACCGAGGAGATCAACATCAAGTCCTTGGGTAACATGTACAAGGGTAACTTGTCTAACCTCTCACCTAAGTTAGCCAACAGTGTGGGTCGAGGCTTCACGTCGCCGATTTTGCATGTCGATGAGGCGTGTTTCGTGCCTAACGTGGAAATAGCTCTGTCTGCAGCTCTGATGGCCGGTAATGCCGCGCGTGATGCGGCTAGGCGTAACGACATGCCCTATGGCACGATTCTTACGACCACCACGGGCAAGATCGATGACCGTGATGCCAAGTACGTCTACAAGCTCTGGAACGCAGCCACGGTCTGGGATGAGCTCTTCTTAGACGCGAGAGACGAGGAAGAACTCAACGCTTTGGTGCTGTCTAATTCTAAAGCGGGTATGAACGAGACCAAACGTGCTATTTTGAACCTCACCTTCAGTCACCGGCAGCTGGGATACACAGATGAGTGGATGAGAAGCAAACTGCAAGAGACCATCGCCGAAGGTGAAGATGCAGATAGAGACCTCTTTAACCGCTGGACCAGTGGCACACAGACATCTCCTATTCCTAAAGAGTACATCGAGGTGATGCGTGACTCGGTGTCTGAGACGTTCAGAACCGAGATCTACAGGCCTTACAACTATATCCTGCGGTGGTACATTACCGAGGAAGATATCGACTACCGTGTAGCCAACGGCGTGAGCTTTGTGATGGGGGTAGATACCTCTGACGCGGTGGGCCGAGACGATATCGCTTTGGTGATCCGAGACCACACGAGCGCTGCCGTGATCTGTACGGCCACCTTCAATGAGCTCAACTTGATTACCTTGGCGGACTTCTTCGTGGACTTCATGATGAAGTATCTTAACTCCGTGATGGTCATTGAGCGTCGCAGCTCAGCTGTAGCCATCATCGACTACATGATCATGAAGTTCATCGCCTTGGGTGTGAACCCCATGAAGCGACTCTTTAACATGATCGTGCAATACTCTCAAGAGAAAAACAAAGAGTACACAGAACTCCAACAGGTTAAGTATTACAACCAAGACTACTTCATCCAACAGAAGAAACATATCGGCTTTACCACTTCAGGCTCTGGCGTGACTTCTCGCTCTGAGCTCTATAGCACCACATTGATCAGCATGTGTAAGTACACCGGTAACTGCATGCACGATAAGCAGCTGCTGTCACAGATCCTGGGTTTAGTGATCCGTAACAACCGCGTCGATCACCCTGAAGGCGGTAACGATGACATGGTGATTGCGGGGCTGTTAAGCTACTGGTTCTTGGTCAGTGGTAAAGGCTTGGACTACTACGGCATCGACCGAGGTCTGCTCTTTACCCGTAACAGGAACTACCTCGAAGAGAAGTACGAGGGCAGCTCCTTAGAGCAAGAGGAGATACTGATTAAAGAAGAGAAGATCAAAGATCTCTTAGAGCAGTACAAGAAAGAGGCTAACCAGTTCATCTTAAAGCAGCTAGAGTATAAGCTGCACGCACTGAGCAATGAGATCAACACCAGCCATAATCGCGCTATTTCCATAGAGCAACTCTTAGAAGATATCCGTCGCACCAAGAAGACCAATCGGTACGGTGTACGGTAACACGTACATAGTGTGGCAACAGAATACTCCTTTTAACCTCACTGTGGGGCCGTGACCACTCGTGGCCCCTTTATCTCATTCAACAAAAGGTTGATGAAATGTCGCACCATTTAGTGTGCGTAGGCAGAACGCATACATCGGTGAGCGTTATGGGTAGTAGTCTGTGCTTAGGCTCTGTGTTCTTTTTCTCCTTTTTAGAGCAGAGAGCTTAGGTGCTGAGGTTTTACTTATGGTTTCTCCTTTAGTCGGTTCACGAACGCGATGCTTCGGTGTAATGCCAGCGTCCCTCTCTGTGCGTTCCTGTCCGCCTACAAAAAACTCTCTGTGCGTGAGGGTGGTCAGCTTTTGCTGATCTGGTTGGACGGTTGATTTGTTTTCGGGTTTCTCCATCGACTAGCTAACTCCTATAAAATGGAGTTAGGTCCTATGCGAGTATTTGGCTACTACCAAAGAAAGCTGGATAAACGGAAGATTAGAGTGTACAAGTTCTTGCAAAAGGACGTTTGAAGTAAACTGAACAGACTAGCCATGGTAGGCTAAAATATGTCGTAGATGCTCCTCAAGTCCTCGACCACTATGCTGTCAGTCTCGATGAGGTTTTTTCTTGTTTAATTGCAAAGTAGGGGTAACCCATGAACGATGAAAAATTTAACTGGGTACCTGTTGTTTCCTCGTCTGGTAAGCCACTCATGCCATGCCATCCGGCTAGGGCTAGAGATCTTATCCGTAAAGGAAAAGCGGTACCTAAGTGGAAAAAACAGCTATACTACATTCAACTTGTAGATAGGGTTGATGGTGATTTACAACCAGTTGCCTGTGGAATCGACCCGGGTAGTAAACGCGAAGGTTATACAGTTAAATCAGCTACTAAAACGTATCTGAACATTAATTCGCATGCCTGTGGTTACGTTAAAGACAAGGTTAGCTTTAAGCGCGTTATGAGAAAACTCAGACGTAGTCGGCACACCCCGTGTCGTGCTAAGAGAAGCAACAGATCAAGATCACTAAACTTCATACCGCCATCAACTCGAGCCAGATGGGGGTTAAAATTAAGAATAAGTGCATGGCTTTCTAAGTTCTACCCTATATCGGCGTTTGTAGTGGAGGATATTATTTACGAGACAATTGAGGGTAAAAATATCCGCAGCAACAGTAGTTTCTCCCCGCTTCAAGTCGGTAAAAAATGGTTCTACGAACAACTAAGCAAATTAGCAAATGTGTTTACTAAGGTCGGTAGGGATACATATAACCTCCGACGGGACCACGGGTTAATCAAAACTAGATTAAAAATGGCTGAAGATTTCTCAGCACATTGCGTCGACTCGTGGGTATTGGCCAATTGGCATACCGGTGGACACCTAAAGCCGGATAATCAAACCCTCATGATACTAAAGCCAATAGACTACCGGAGAAGACAACTTCACGTTGCTACGCCCGTAAAAGGTGGGTGTAGACGGAGGTATGGCGGAACTATGTCCCTCGGTGTTAAAAGAGGTACATTGGTAATACATAACAAACATGGCCTCTCTATGGTGGGTGGGTATACCGAGGACAGAGTTACACTCACAGACACAGTATACGGAAAAAGAAAAACACAACAGGCTAAACTCAGCGATTGTTTGATTCTAGCACCATCCCCGTGGCTTTATCACCCCGTCAGACATTCTAAATCCATAGACAAAAAGATACGCAATGTAAGTATTTTGAGAGCTAAAAAGGGTAGAGTTGTGGTTGCCAGCGAAACCACGACGTCCCTCTAACTGTTGTTAGTAAATTGATTGTTGTCGCTGGAAGGTTCTCCATGATTGCATGTAACAATGCTTTAACACTCTACCCTGGCCAGCGATGGTCTAGGGTAGAGTGCTTTTTCGTTGGTTCGCATAACGAGTGTTTGATCTATTTTCAATTACATATATGTATACTGTAGAAGCAATATCGCTTCCATTATAGCTATCAGTTTCGATAGCACTTACCTTAAAAGGAAAAGTATCATGTGCCAATCAATACAGACCACTCAAACCCAAGAGTCAAAAAACGGTAAGTACTTCTTCAGAACTGAATGCGGTGAATGCGGTTGCTTGGTAAAGCCAGACCAAGAAATATCGTATGCTGAATTTGCCGAGCATGCCGATGGCGGTTTACCTACAGAGTTTATCTGCACTGAACCTGGCACCATCAACGGGTATGAAGTTGTTTCTGGTAATTTTTACCAATGCAATCGCTGCAAAGAAGAAGATCAGCTCTGTCTTGGCTGAGTGGCATGACAAAGCTTTAAAAATCTAAATGAGGCGGCAGGTAGGTCGACACCATGAGAACATCGGATGTCAAATCCGATACTGATCCACCTGGCTTAATCAAGACCTTAAGGAAATACAATATGCAATCAACACCACTCACTGCCCGCCAGTACGCAGAAGCCATCATCTGCGGCCTAATATTCGCCATCCCCATCTTCTACTGGGGTTGGGCATACTGAGCCCTTAGCGGCTCACGAGAAAACACTCTTACCGGTGTTTTTCTTTTGCTTACAACGACCCACCCTAACACCTACCTTGCTCGGGTGGTGTTAGGGTGGGTGTGTTTAACGCTCGACAATCGAGTTATTGACAGGGTCGTATTTGTAAGCCAGAGCAACGTTGCGCCAAGCGATGACTTCCTTAGCTAGAGATTCAGCATCCATATCCATGGGGTGCTTATGGTGAGGTGTTTGACCTGCCCGTTTGAGAACAGGTTTATAGGGTTTATCGGTTTTGACAGGCACCGGTTTGCCGTCACGGTAGACTCTCGAATCCATAGTGACCTTACTTCTTGCCTTTCACAAGTTTTGGTGTAGTTTTGTCAAGCCAAAAAGGAATATATGTGCCATTTGCCATATTCACGAGGTCCATCGTAGAGAGGAAGGGTTTATCAGCGGTATCGTTCTTGAACGTCCACCAGTCACGTGTATCTAGGAGCACGTCCCAGTCATAGGTCTCTTTGAGTTTATCGTAGAGTTCTTTAGGTTCAGGAATCGTGATCGTGAGATTGCGCCAATGCTGCTTCATCTGCAAGAGATCAGCGGTGATCTTAATGGCACGACGCAGCTGAGGGTTAGCGTCGATGGTTTGCCTCACTGTCGTGCGACTGATTTTGACATCAGGTAACAGGGTCAGGCTATAAGACATCAGTGTGCCTTCTAGGCCAAAGCGGTTGTTCTCTTTGAGGTAGTGAAACTCCGTCAGGGTGGGTAGCACCCCTTCAGCTTGTGAGACGATGATCTCCAGGTTCACACCAGAGGGACCTGACTTGTTCCTCAGTTGACGGATGGTGACGATGTTGAGATCGTTGTTCTCGGTCTCACCGGAGTCACGCGTCTTAGGATACTCAGGACCTTTAGTGCCTTGGTTGGTGAGCTGAGACAAACCTAGAGTCTGCCAAAACAGGTTCGGTAGGAAGTAGAACTTGTCAGTCACGCCTTTGAGCTTATCACCCATCTTCATGTGCTGAAGCTTCTTAGTCGGTGTCGAGTAGGGTCCTGCTCCGATGGCCATGTCAGTGCCTAAGTGGGCTGTCATGAGCATGTAGTGCCCTGAGCTATTACACAAGCTAGGCAGCTCCATCAGTAAACGTGTCTTAGCCAAACCTAGACGCATATGGATGGTGTTACCCCCAGAGTCACCCAGCTCGTTCTTGTTCTGGATCTCTTGGATATCGGCTGTCTCGAACTCGGAGATGCTGTCGATCTCACCGAAGGTCGGAAAGATGGTTTTGATGATCTTCCCTTCCGGATCTAGGAAGGGAGTATCGATCATATAGTCCTTCTTGTTCTTGAGCTTATCGCCCTTGAGGAAGGTTTTCAGGAGCTCGTACCAGTCATTGCCCATGTGCATCGTCTTATCAGTGATGGACAGAATCTTGGCTTTGACGATGTCGAGGTCTTTGAAGTAGGAGAAGCGGTTAGATAAGGTATTGAAGCGCTCAGGGCTGGCGCTCATCTCGGTATCGTACACGCTCATATAGGGTGAAAACCCACTGGCTGCGACTGCATTAGCGGCTGAGAGCATCATGTAGTGCGAGATCGTGGACTTGTAAGTGTTACCACGACCTGCGACGGCGGTGAGTACACCTAAGCCACCGTTGAGGATGGATTCGCCGTGGACGCCTTTGACGTAGGAGCCTGTGGGGATATCCAGGAGAGCACCTACGTTGTACATGACTTTCACGGAGTCAATCTCTTTGAAAGCGGGTTTGCTGTTGAACATCATCTGCATGGGGTTTCCTTTTGTTATGGCTCAACACATGACTTAGTCAGTGCTTTTTTTACATACTTCCAGCTGTAGTACAGACTGTAGTAAACGGTGCCTGTGGTGATCGCCAGCATAAACATGCCCGCGAGCATGAGAGTAGCTAAGACGACGATGAAAGTTTCGATGAGCTTCATCAGACTTCTCCTCGACGGATACCCCGCCCTTCAGGGTGGGGAGGAGGAGAGCAGGTGGACCTGCCCTCGGCGCAGCAGTGAGTGTTGACGGCGCATGGCTTTTTTCTGGGTGCGGTGAGCGGCGGCGTGGTCATAGAGACTCCAGGGTGAGTGAGAGACGAGGGTGAGGTCGGTAGGTTTAGCGTTTTGGCATAAGCGGGAGTTACTGACGGGGGCGTTTAGACTGAGCCTACCTTGGCCGTCATGACCACCAACCAGACACTGACCGTATTTAGGGTGTATGGCCAGTGTACCCTTTTGGATACCCAGCGAGAGGCTACCCCCGTAGCGGCGACGCTCACCGCCCTGAGAGGGGTTAAAGAGGGTGAGCTGGCGCCGGATCACGGGAAGCTGCTTCAGGACCAGCAGAGCTTCGAGGTCAGGGGTGGTATGGCCACCGACCCAGGCGTTAGCTAAGGTCCAGCTGTCCACGCAGTGGGCACTGAAGATGGTGGCGAGTTTGCTCTTGGTCTTGGGTAGCCCCATGGCTTGGCGCATCTCGTAGGTCTGGTGGCCTTCGACTTTGACCAGCTCGACGCCGTAGGCTTGCAGACGCCGATAGAGCCAGTGCTTACCAGCCTCGATGGGACTGAAGTTGTTGTTCCAGCGTTTGGCGCCGGCGTGCTGACCTTTGACAGTCTTGGCTTTGACATCCTCGATGACGACGCACTCGACGGGGTAGAGGTTGGCCAGCCAGGCGAAGATGTTGTACTTGAGCTGCCAGCGGGCGTGGGTGGAAGGCGGTAGCCAGTCCTGCTTACGAGCACGATTCGGTCGGCAGGCCCGACACGGGGTCTTGCGCTGACGACGAGCACCCCGAGCGTTAGCGCGTGTCTCCACAGCTTTGCTGATACCTTTACCGTCAGCGGCGTGGGACTGGATGTTCAGCAGCGTGCGCTTCTCGGATTTCAGGGTGTAGCCTTCCATCTTAGAGCCGGGGTCGATGCCGAGGGCGATGGGTTGGGTATCTCCGTCTTCGCGCTCGGTGAGGACGATGTAGAAGAGGCGGCTCTTATAGTGAGGTGTGGCTTTACCTTTAGCGATGAGTTTGCGGGCACGTGCGGGGTGGCACGGCATGAGGGGTTTACCCGTCTTAGAGACGACGGGGACCCAGCGCTGCTGATGCGGGTCTGAGGAGATGGGTGTGGTCATGGTGATTTCTGCCTTACGGCGCTTCGGGTGAACGAGTGAGGGCCCCTTCGACACTGACAGCTTCAGAGGTTACGGGCTAGGGGAGTACCTGTAACGTGATGTGGCCTGCCACGGCCTTAGCTGTTCAGTATTGCGCCCGCGGTAGGTAAGGGTCTACAGCGCGGGTGTCTAGTACAACCGTTTAGTCTCGAGTTAGGCCCTTGGCAGGGCTGCTCTCAAGCCCCGGCTTTTAAGCCGGGGTGGTTGACAGATGTTAGATGAAATGCGTGAGCTGCAAGACTTGCTCAACAAAGAGGTACCAAGCCCAAAATGGAACTATGCAAAAGATAGTAGACCAAAACCCTTGTGCAATCACGACCCCGCCGATCCACGCGAAGATAAGTAGCAACGAGGTCAGGTTAGCGACCAGTGACGTGAGTGCATTCATTTTAACATCCCCAGTAAAGTGACTTCGTCGATGATGGGAACATTGAGGAGTTGGGCTTGCCTGAGCTTAGAACCCGCTCCAGGCCCCGCGACGAGCATCTGGGTCTGTTTACCCACGCCAGACTGAACGGTCGCTCCTAGGCCCTCTAAACGGGTTTTAAGAGCATCCCTGGTCGTCGAGTAGAGTGTACCTGAGATCACCACGTTCTTACCCGTGAACGGACTGTCTGTTTTGACCTCAGTGACTTCCCAGTGCACCCCTAGGCGTTTGAACTCATTGAGCATCTCACGGTTAGAGGGGTCTTGGAAGAACGTGTACACACTTTTCCCAACAGTAGGTCCAATGTCTCTGACTGCCTGGATCTCTTCTAACGTAGCCGCTTGAATCGCCTCTAACGTTTTGAAGGCATCGACCAAGCGCTTAGCTGTGCCCTGACCCGCGTACCGGATACCTAGAGCAAACAAAAACTTCTGTAGAGTCGTCTGTTTAGATTGCTCAATGGCGTCTAAGACCTTAGTCGCACTCTTAGTCCCCATACCGTCGATGCAGCTCAAAATCCTCAAAGACGTCTCACGCTGCTCAGCGAGTTTGTAGAAGTCCACCGGGGAGCGAATCAGTCCTTTAACCAGTAGCTGATCCACCAAAGATTCACCCACCCCCTTGATGTCTAAAGCTGAACGCTGAATGAAGTGCAACACTGCACCTTTGAGTTGGGCAAAACACTTCAAACCGCCGGTACACCGAGAATCAGCTTCCTCTTCTTCCCTGATAACGGGAGAGCCGCACACGGGACAGTGAGTGGGCATCGTGAATTCTGCGCTACGCTCTACCCCTGGTGCAACCAGAGAACCAGTGATCTCCGGGATCACATCACCGGCTCTGCGTACCACGACCACATCACCCACCCGCACATCTTTGCGCCGTGTCTCATCTTCGTTATGTAGGGTAACGTTGGTGACCGTTGCGCCACCCACAAAGACAGGCTCTAGACGAGCTACAGGGGTAAGTTTACCGGTACGACCCACCTGGATATCGATGGCTAAGAGTTTGGTTTGCTTCTCTTGCGCTGGGTACTTGTGGGCAACAGCCCATTTGGGCTCACGGCTGATGTAGCCCAGTTTCTCTTGCAGTGCGAGATCGTTGACCTTGTAGACTACCCCGTCAAGCTCCACGTCCAAAGACTCGCGTAAAACAGCGATCTTATTGTGAAAGTAGCTCAGGCCTTCTACACCTTTGAAGAGCTCAGTGTGCTCACACACCGGGAACCCCAAAGAGCGCAAGTACATCAGTTGCTCGTAATGAGTGATGTGTTTGACCCCTGAGACCTCAACTAACGTGTACGCAAAAAAACCCAGGTGCCGAGAAAATGTCACACCCGGGTCTAAGACACGCAATGAGCCAGCCGCGGCATTTCTGGGGTTGATGTAGAGCTTCTCACCCAAAGCCGCTTGCTCACGGTTGAGGTTAAAGAAAGCTTCCTTACCCATGTAGACTTCACCGCGCACATTGAGGTAAGCGGGTGTGCTCTCATCACCGAAGATCTGTTTAGGCACTGTGCGGATCATGCGCACATTAGCAGTAACGTCTTCGCCATATTCACCGTCACCGCGGGTGATCGCTTTGACCAGATGGCCATCCACGTACTCTAAGTCAATGCCCAGACCATCGAACTTGAGCTCAGCGCAGTACTCAATCGTCTCTTCGGTGTTGAGAAGTTCATGTACACGTGTATCAAATTGGTGAGCACCTGCTGATGTATAGTCTGTCTCGGTTTTCAGACTGAGCATGGGGTGCTTATGTGCAGCTACCTCAAAGGTGCGCTGGACTTTCAGTGTCGCACCCGCTCTCTGTGTAGGGGAGTCCTCGGCGATGAGCTCGGGGTACTTCTCTTCTAGCTCTTGGAGCTTGATGTATTTCTGGTCATATTCGTAGTCGGTCATGAGGGGTCGACCAGCGTAGTAGTAAGCCTCGTTGGCTTTTCTGAGCTCTTGCACAAGAGCGTCGTATTGGTGTTCGATGGTGTTCATAGGGTGCTCCTTTAGGTGGCTCACGGCATTGCCAGCACTATTAAAATCTACAGGGATTGGGCATGGTGTGACCATAAACACCCC